CTGATGACGTTATTACCTTTGTTACAGATAAGGCAACAATTGGCGATCAAGTAGAACTCGTTTGTGATGGTACAAACTATTATGCAACTGCATTTATTTATGCTTATGATGGATTGACATCAGCATAATCTAATCTCCATGCTATAAGAATTAAGCTCACCTCGGTGAGCTTTTTCTGTTTGGGGGCAACATTTTAAAATCTGCAATATTCAAAATTTTATTTTCGGCCAATTTTTGAGATTTTGGCCTATTTATATCGAAAACAAGGAGTTATTATGGCTAGAAAATCACAACGTTTGAGGCGTCAAAGAAGAATCGAACGAATGAAGGCAAAAAAGCAAGAAGAAAAAATGAACAAAGTTGTCGAAGACAACTCAGTCGTTTTGGAGCGTATGAAAAATGTGTCAAATTCTTGTGACAAACTTTTACAAACCTTTAATATAACAAACAATATTAACGAAGACGAAGAAGAGATAAATCTTGATTTGGAAGAAGAAATTGATATCCGTGCTCCATTGCTAAAGATTAATCAGCCAGAGCCAGAATTTAAAGAAACACCAGTTCAAGTGCCCAACCTTAAAAAAATGACCAAAAAAAGTCTATTAAATTTGGCAAAAGATTTAGATATTAAGGTCACGCCTTCAATGACCAAGGCCATTATAATAAAGACGATCGAAGCCAAACAATAGATAGAGGACTATTTACTTTTGATTGGAGGTTTCATGAATGTCTTTACCAACTTTAACACCAACTTCGACTACTAGCGCGATTATACTACCAAAAACTGCATCATTCAATGGCGCTGCGCCAGAGGATTCCGAGGTACTGGAAGCATGTCCGATAGGATATTATTCTGGCTCTGTTGCGTTTGTTTCTGGGGCAATAGCACAAGTTGCATATACATACAAAAAGCTTGGAGGGGATGTTCTTGATGTTGAGCTAACTTCAGGAAGCGTGTATGCAAATTATGAAGAAGCAGTTTTGGAATATTCATATATTGTTAATCTTCACCAATCAAAAAACATATTAGGGTCTGCTCTCGGGGCATCTACCGGGTCTTTTAATCATCTGGGTCAAAGGACTGATAGTGGAACTAAAAATATAGAATTAAAATATCCAAAATTTAAATTTGAAACAGCCTTCAGAATAGCAGATGCTTTTTCAACCGAGGCTGTCGTTGGGGGGTCAACTGCAATTTATTCTGCTTCGTTTGCCCCTCAGAATGATGTGCAAGATTACGACCTTCAATCAATCGTAGAGTCTTTGGATACTGATGTATCATCGCCATTCTCTGGAAAAGTGGGAAATAAACGAGTTTTCATACGTCAGGTGTATTATGTATCCCCTCGACAGATGTGGCGTTTTTACGGCTATTATGGCGGCTTAAACGTGGTTGGGGATATGCACACATATGGTCAATATGCTGATGATTCTTCTTTTCAAGTTATACCTGCTTGGCAAAATAAAATGCAAGCTGTTGGCTATGAGGATCATCTGTATACGAGAACCAGTCACTATTCATATGAATTGGTTGATAACAAATTAAGAATTTACCCTGTTCCCGATGCTGTATCGCCAGAAAAAATGTGGTTTAGGTTTTCAATTTCGGAAGACCCCTGGGCTGATGATGAAGATGATGGGCACCTTGGCGTGAACAACATGAATACCCTTCCATTTGAGAATATAGCATATGAAAATATTAATTCTATTGGAAAGCAGTGGATTCGAAGATTTGCCTTGGCGCTATCAAAAGAAACTTTAGGACAAATTAGAGGAAAATTTGGTGGTGTTATTCCAATACCTGGGGATAGTATTACACTTAATGCGTCTGATCTTCTGAGCCAAGCCCAACAAGAGCAGGAAAAACTAAGAGAAGAGCTTAAAACACAATTAGATGAGATGACATACCCGAAACTGATTGCAACCGATAATGAAATGTCCGAAAATGCAAAAAATGTTTTGGCTGATGTTCCTTTAAAAATATTTGTAGGTTAATAATATGTCAGATAATAAATGGAAAAAACCAGAACAGCCGCCCCCTCCACTATTTTTAGGGGAGAAGGAAAGAGATCTTGTAAAACAAGTAAATGATGAGATCATTGAAAGAGTTGTGGGGCAACAAGTTCTTTATTTTGCGATAGATGTCGATTATACAAACTATCACCCTCTTTATGGTGAAGCAATGGAAAAAACCTTTTTGCCACCTATTAGAGTACACGCACTTGTCGAATACCAAGGCATTGAGAGCACTTATACAAATAATATTGGAGTTGACAAGTTGACAAAAATAAATGTTAAATTTCATAAAAGACGATTAACCGAAGACCAAGACCTTTACGTTAGGGAGGGGGATTTTGTAAGATACGGTGAAATATTTTACGAAATTGTGAAACTGATGGAGCCAAAATTATTATTTGGACAACCAGAGCACAGGTTTGAAATACAAGCAGATTGCATAAGAGCAAGGGATGGTTTGTTTAATGCCGAATAAAATTGAAACCTTAAAAGCATCTACTATTGAAAACATAGACACAGGGCTATTTTCTTGGGTTGATGAAGTGTTAAATCTTTCAATTAATACTGGCAGCGGGCACAAAAAGGTACCAGTTTTATGGCTGGGTGCTGAAAGAGCTTTCCAAATTAAAAATGATGTTTTGATAAGAGACACTGCTGGTAAATTAATTTTACCACTCATAACTGTCAACAGGGAGTCCATGACTAAAGATCCTGCTTTTAAAGGAGGTTTTCAGGCACACTTACCTGAAATTAAGGGTAGAAAAGGCGGTGCCCTTGTTATTAAAAGGGAAATAAACCAAGAAAAGACAAGAAATTACAAAAATGCACTAAAAAGCGATTTGCTAAAGCACCCTCAAGAAACAGGACCAGATAGAAAGGATTACAAAACAAGAGATGTCACGATTTATAATGAATACACTATGCCCATACCAACATATGTCTCAATTATGTACAATATAGTGTTAAAGACGGAGTACCAACAACAAATGAATGAATTAATAACTCCATTTATTGTTTATACTGGTCAAATTAATAATTTCACTTTTAAAAGCAATGGGTGGACATATGAGGGCTTCATTCAGCCCGATTTCACTGAAACTAAAAATCTAGATAATATGGCAGAAGAGGAAAGGACATTTGAGACTAAAGTACAAGTTAAGGTTTTGGGATATTTGGTTGGAGACCCAGATAATAGAGACAAACCTGTGGTCTCAAAGAGAGAAACGAGAATTAAGGTAGAAATTGGTAGCGAAAGAGCAATTATTGGCGATCCATTCGTTAAAAGATAAAATATGACATTACGCAAACAAAGCACTATTTACTTTTAGATAAATTGCAAGGAGATTATATTAAATGGCTATAAAAGATTTTGATTTTTTGTCACCCGGTGTACAAATCAGAGAAGTGGACAAATCCGCTCTTGAAGCAGTAAACGAAGATCCAGGTCTTGTTATCATAGGACGAGCAAGAAGGGGCCCCGGCATGGTGCCCGTTAAAGTTAGAAGTAAATCAAAGCTTCTGGAAATTTTTGGTCAACCAATCGCTAACAACCTCGGAGGATCAGACATTTGGAGAAACGGAAACCTAAATGGTTCGACATATGGCTTGTATGCTGCTAAAGCTTGGGTAGAAAAGCAAGGATCACCCGTCACGTTTGTAAGACTCCTTGGGCATGATACGCCAGCAGCAGATCGTGGAGATCCATATGTAGAAGCTGGTTGGAATTTGGGAGGAGCAAGTGTCAACACTAATGTCGGACATAATGTATCAGCATATGGACTTTTTGTTTACCCTTCAGCTTCAGTAACAACTAACTATACAGGTTCTCTAGCAGCGATTTTCTATATGACTGGTGCTGCTATTACGCTAACTGGAACAATGGCAGGAACAGGTAGCACACAGAGCGTAACTTCGGCTGCTGGTGTGTTTATTGAATCTGAAGGTGCCGCTCATCAATTTAAACTTCAGGTTTGGTCTGCCCCAGGTACAGTTGCTCAGACATTTACTATTAATTTAGCTGGTGATTCTAATCCTTTTATAAGGGATGTTGTAAATTGCAATCCTCAAAAACTTTACTCAAGTAATTATAGTAGTACTGATAGTTATTTCTTGGGAGAATCTTTTCAAGAATCATATGTAAGAAGAGTATCGTCTTTTAACAACACCGCCGGTGGCCAATATGGAATAATTTTGGCCCTTGAAGGCGCATCAACAACAGAAAACTTCGTTAATCATATAGCAGAGGCAAAAGCTGCTAAAACTGGGTGGGTTTTTAGTAGAAACCCGCAACCAGTGTCTGATAGGACTAAGCCACTAGAGGAGATGACAAAATTATTTAGAATCCACTCACTCCATGAGGGTGAAAGTATTGGGAAAAACTATTTTATTCAAATTAAAATACAAAGTATGGGTGATAATAACGCACCCGCTAAATTTCAAATTGATGTAGTTAAAAATTCTGATGGCTCTGTAATGGAAAGCTGGGGGAACCTTACTTTAGTACCTGATCATCCAAATTATATTGCCAAAGCAATCGGTACAGCGGAGTTAACTTGGGATAATTCCGATAAGGTATTCCAATCAAAGGGATTTTGGCCAAATAACTCAGACTGGATTAGGGTTGAAATAGCTTCCGCCTTAGAGGAAAGCGCTGTTACGAATACTCTAGTTCCTTGGGGGTTTTACGGCCCAGCAAGGCCAACTGGGTTTACTATAATGTCTGATGAAAATAATGAGCTTAGCGATGGTAGAATTTACCCTCTCGGGGCTATATTATCATCGTCGGCTGCAAAAACAGATGGGTTTGTTAAGTCTGGTGCAAGCATAGCGATACACTCTGGAAAAGCGAAAAGGTTTCTTGGAGGTACAGATCTGGAAACGTCTGATATGCGATTGTTTACAGGTTCTTTTGCTTTTCCAAGATTAAAATTGACTGAACAAAATACCAAAGGTGCTGGTAATTATGAGAAAAGTGATGCTCTCGGTGTCAGACAATTTGCTGATGGTGCGACTTATGTTGAAAACCAGATTTATAATCAAGGTGCAGATATAGGTGAAGATTACAAAGACTTGGTGTCATATACCGCAGCTTACGATAAAACGACTGGACCTAGCAGCAATTCAAAACTTGAACACTCATTTGTCTTTTCTCTTGATGATGTAAAACGACAAGCAGGAACAACAGACAGGTGGTATTGGGCATCTGGATCAAGCAAAGAGACCGATGAAGCCGACCGGTCCTATACAGCTAAGAGCGGAAGTGATAATAACAATAGTACTAATCCTGGGTATTTCCAAACTGGTCCTGTGAAATTTAACCTACCACTTGTTGGCGGGTTTGACGGAGTTGATATAACTCACGTAGATCCATTTTCAAGTAAAAATGTTCTTGATAACTATACTACAGTTGGTAGCTCTTATGCCTTCAATTCAGTCTCAAAAGCAATTGATTTCTTGGCTAACGATGAGCAAATCAATATGGATGTTGTCTCTATCCCGGGTCTTACTAATTCAACATTGGTTCAGAAGTTAATTAATACTGTTGAGAAAAGAGGTGATTCGCTGGCAGTTGTTGATTATGATGATGATTATTTGGAAAAGTGGGAAAATAATGGTGTAGTTGATAGCACAAATGGAACAGTTAATCAGGTGCTTAGTGATGCTATTGCTGCTGACTATAATAGTTCATATGCGGCGGCGTATTTCCCAAGGGTCAGAATAAAAGACGGATCAGAATTTGTTGCACCTGCATCATTAGGCGGTATTGGTGCTATAATAAGTTCAGACTCAGCAGTCGGAAGTGGTCCCTGGTTTGCTCCCGCTGGATTTAACAGGGGTGGTCTCAATGATTCTATGGGCGTTGTTAATACTTTCAGGGTATTAACAAAAGACAACAGGGATAGATTATATGTAAAACATATTAACCCTATTGCAAACTTTGCATCTATTGGTAATGGCACTGTTGTGGCATTTGGGCAAAAAACCCTTTTAGTTAGAAATGAGACCTCCGCTCTTTCAAGAATTAATGTTCGGAGATTGTTGATATATTTGAAGAATAAAATTGGACTTATTGCTAATTCTATTTTATTTGAGCCAAGTGTGGAAACCACTTTTAATAACTTCTCCAGTAGAGCACAGAGAGAACTTGAATTAGCAAAAACCGGGTTCGGTATTACAGAGTATAAAATTGTTCTTGACCAAAGCAGAACAGCAGAAGCAATAGATAGAAACATCATGTATGTTCAAATATATATCAAACCTGCCAGAGCGATTGAGTTTATTGCTATTGATTTTGTTATTAGTAAAACCAGTGATGAATTTTAATAATAGTGGTCTAATTATAGAAGAAAACAGGAGATTATAGATTATGGCTTTTTGGAAAGATGGAAATGCACAACCAAAACGGAATTTTAGATTTAAAGTAGAAATAGACGGAGAAGTTTGGTGGTGGGCAAAAACTTGCGATACCCCTTCGTTTGACTTAGGTGAAGTTGAAGTTCACTATTTGGATAATAAATTTTATTACCCAGGAAGGCTTTCTTGGAATGAGATAAATATGTCCGTAGTCGATCCTGTGGGAGAGGATGTTACTAGCAGAGTTGCAGACTTTCTATCTTCTTTAAATTACTCTGTAAAGGCAGATTCTACAAAGTCTGGAACGATAAGCAAAGTCAAAACAGTGCAGGGGTCGATTCCAGACAAGGGCGGTGATGGCTCCCTTAACCTCGACAATACAACAGGTCTCACCTCTGGTTTGGATGTGAGGATAACAATATATGATGCTGGTAGTGGTACCTCCGGTGAGGGTGCCGTTGTTGAAAAATGGACTCTGAAGAACGCTTGGGTTAAATCTGCAAAGTTTGGAACTTTAGATTATAGTAATGATGAATTAAAGCAAATTGATCTTGTTTTCAGATATGATTGGGCGGAGTTGACAAATGCCAGTACCACTCTAAAACTGGCCCCAGCTTAGACAATCAGTGATACAAGGGATGGTATAACATGTCTTTTTGGAAAGACGGCAATCTTGATCCAGTGCGAAAGCATCGATTTAAATTTCAATTTAATGGAGTTGAAAAAGGGAAAAGTGATTGGTTTTGGGCACAGTCAGTAACCAAACCATCGTATGATATAAACTCTAATGAATATCAACTGACTAACCATAAGTTTAAATACCCGGGTATTCTCTTGTGGCAAGATGTAACAGTTACCATAGTCGATGTTGGAGCTAAAGCCAGTAGCTTAATGGGCTACGTTAACCAAATTGGGTATAACATTCCCACGGAGAGTTCAACTGGAATAGAAAAGAGCCAAAAAACTAGTCAATGCATCATAAAGCAATATAACTCAGCAGGAGATACAATAGAGACTTGGACTTTGTACAACTCTATTATAAAAACAATAAGTTTTGGAGATTTAAGTTACAATGATGATGGACTTGTAGAGATACAATTGACTATAATGTATGACTGGGCTTCACTATCGGGAGACAGTGGTACTGTGAAAAGTGGTGGATTAACAAACAACAATAATACTTGAAAAAATAATTTAATGAGAGGTGAAATTTGAGTAGAAATAATGCTGATAGATTTGGAGCGACACCACAGGATGCTCCAATTCCGCAAGAAACTGTTAATAACACATTGCAGTTTGTAACGCCAACGGAATTTGTCAATTTGCCCTCTAAGGGGTTAGGGTATGAGCCTAGTCACCCTTTACATGGGCAAGAGACGGTGGAAATAAAATATATGACGGCAAAAGAGGAAGATATCTTATCTTCTAAAACACTGCTAAAGCGAGGTGTAGCTCTTGAGCGTTTTATGGAAAATATCATAATTGATAAAAGAATAAAACCCAATACATTGCTAAGTGGGGATAGAAATGCAATTGTAATTGCTGCTCGTATTTCCGGATATGGTGCAAATTATGAAACAATGGTTTCTTGTCCGGCTTGTGGAGAAAAAAGTACATTTAATTTTGATTTGAATGACCAAAGTATGAATGAATCTGTGCTCTTAGAAGAGCTTAAGATAACTTCAACTGGTAACGGAACTTTTAAAACGACTATGCCTCATACTGATTTTGAAGTGGAGTTTAAACTTCTTCGTGGTGAAGATGAAAATTATTTATCCTCAATGATGGCTGATAAGAGAAAAAGAAAAATAATTGAATCTTCCCTAACCGATCAATATCGAAGAATGATTGTCGGGGTTCAGGGATATACAGATGGGACATCAATTAATAAGTATGTAACAAATATGCCAACGCTTGATTCTCGGCATTTAAGGTTGTGCTATAAAGCTGTTTGTCCTGATGTTCGTATAAATAATAACTTCGTTTGCCCTAGTTGCGATCACGAAGAGGAGGTTGATGTTCCGTTTGGAACGGACTTTTTTTGGCCTGACCGATAAATACCAAGAAGCAATGTATGAGCAATTCTTTTTGCTCAAGCATTTTGGTGGCTGGTCATTCATAGAAGCTTATAATCTCCCGGTTGGTTTAAGACTGTGGTTCCTCAAAAGACTTGAGAAACAAGCAAAAGAAGAGAATGAGCAGGCTAAGAGAGCAAACAAAAGAAGATAATGCCCTTTATGGGCATTTTTTTATTTGAACTATTTACATTTGATTGGAGAATTTAAAAATGAGCAAAAAACCACTTATTAAAGAGTCATTCATTAAGATGTTCGGAGAATGGAACAAGACTCTATTGAAATATATGTATGGCAAAGACGTTAAAATGGTGTCGAAGGTTAAGAGTCCATCTTTGTCGGACCTTGTGCAAGAAGAGGAAGAAGAGGAAGTTCCAGAATTAAAATTCTCTATTAAAGGAAAGTCTAAAGATGTGAAGGCTTATGCTGATGCCATTATGGCGGAAAAGAGCTATCTAGACTCATATGTAGAATTCGGAAAAGAACATTTCCAGACTATCAAAAGAAGAGAAATCTTGAATCAGGCGGTCCAAAAGTTTGAAAAAACCACAGGGCTAATGTGGCCTTTTAAAAGCGAGGGATAATAGATGGCAGATAAGAAAGGATCAACAAGGGGAAAGACAGCAGAACAAGCCAAAAAGTTGCAGATTGATGAGAAAGCGCAAAAAAGAATCAAAGAGCAAATGGCCGAGTCTCTAAAATTAGAGGCTGAATATTTACGTCTACAGGGCAAAAAAGTTGATGCAATCAATAAGTTAAAACAAGCTCATGATTTCTGGATTCAGTCGCAAACAGATGGCCTACAGAAAGTCTCAGATATGAGTGCAGAAGAGCGAGAGGCCTACAAAGCAAAATTTCAAGACCTAGCGGACCTTAAGAAATTCGGTGTTGAGAGCTTTGATGCCCTTAATGAGAAGGCAGATAAATATACAGAGAAGCAGAAAAAGGGAAGAAGAGCAGCAGCAGAGTTTGGCGGTGCAATTGCCAAACATATGGGGATAGCGACAGACGTAGGGGATACCTTCGTCGGCAAAATGATGAAGTTAAACACCATCCTTAAGGACACAGAGTCTGCTGAGGGTTTTAGGACCAAAATGGCTGAGATGTTTAGCCCTATTAGTATCGGTGAATCACTAATTCGAGGCCTTGTTGAGTTGACTGCCGCCTTGGCATTGTCTCTGGACAAAGCAACCTCATCATTTGCAAAAAATACGGGTGCTGGTCGGTCATTAGCTGGTAATATTGCAACGGTTCACGATGAATATAAGCGTTTTGGGGTTTCAGCCGAAGAAGTTGCTAAAGCAAGTCAGGCTTTATATGAACAATTCCCGGGATTTATCGATTTGCAAGATGATTTAAAGAATGAACTTATTGGATCGGTTGCAGCTATGGCAGAGTTGGGTGTTTCCGCACAGGAAACCGCCAGAACCTATACTATGTTAGAAAAAAGCCTTGGGTTTGCTCAGGGACAAGTTGCGAATGTTCATAGAGAAATAATAATGGGTCAAATGGCGATGGGCAAAACTTTTCAGCAAGGCCAAAAAGATCTGTCTAGTTCTATGAAAACACTGGCGGTTTATGGCAAAAGGGCACCAGACGTGTTTAAGAATGTTGCGGCTCAGGCCAGAGCAGCCGGGGTGGAAGTTGGAGATTTACTAGCGCTTTCAAAGAAATTTGATACATTTAGTTCTGCGGCAGAAACTGCTGCAAAAATGAATGCGGTTTTTGGAACATCTTTGTCAGGCACAAATATGCTAATGTTAGAGGAAGATGAGAGAATCGAAATGCTAAGAAGCCAATTCCAAGCAATGGGAAGGGACTTCCAGGATCTCGGACGTTTTGAGAAAAAAGCAGCGGCAAATATTCTTGGCTTTGGAGATGATGTCCAGAAAGCCGGGATGGTCTTGGGGATGACTTCAGAACAGTTTAAGAATTTTCAAGCAAAAGCAGACGCAGCAGATAAATCAACAAAAGCCTTTGAAGACAAGATGCAAGATGCGATACCCGCCCTACAGCATCTTAAAATGATTCTTTTAGAATTGATACAGCCAACAACAGAATTTATTGAAGCCTTTAGGGAAGGGGTTATTTGGATTAAAGAATGGGCGAAATGGATAGGTGACAATGTAACAGGGGTTGTTCTGGGGCTTATTTTTGTTTTGGGCGCAGCAACATTTGCTTTTGGCTTTTTCATGAAGACCGTTATAGCATCATCGTTTCCGTTAACAAGGATATCCCTTCAATTAAAAGGTATTGCCGGGGCATTAGGCTCTATCATAGCTACCGGGCCCGCAGCAGGGGGTAGTATAAAGATAGTCGGCACAGCATCTAAATTCACAGCAACATCTATGCTTAAATTGGGAGCCGCTGTTCTTATGATTGGTCTTGGGATTTCTTCTGTTATTCTTTCATTGACTGCCTTTATAACCGTTATTGACAGTGCTAAAGATCCTACCGCAGCTTTTGGTTATGCAATAGGTGCTCTAGCGGTTTCACTTGGGGCTATAGCAATAGGTATGATAGGGGTTGGGATCGCTGCCACATTAGTAGGGCAGCCATTATTGATAGCAGGGGCCGCTTTTGCGCTTATTGGCCTCGGAATTGGCTTGGTGGTTGGGTCACTTGCTTTATTGGTTTTGTCTTTCAGTAAGTTAATAGAATCATTTGTGGTTTTTAAGGATATCGGCCCGGCGGCAGTCTATGCCATGCTTGGAATGGCTGGTGGAGTAGGAGCATTGGCCCTTGCTATGACCGCTCTTGGGAATCCGTTGGCTCTGCTTGGGATGGCATCCTTTATTTCTTACTTGGTGGCTCTAAA